CACCGCCACATCAACCATGTTTTCGGCAGTGATTCGGATTATCCCTTTCGTGTCCTCCGAGTAAGGATTCTCAAGAAGTTCAATTCCTGTCCATAAGCCCAGGGCAGCGTCTTTCCAATCGCAAAAAAAGAAATCGTCATGTTTCACATTTGTAGAACGGTAAGCAGGATATTCACCAAGCAACATTTCATCATCAGAAAGCAAAGGTTCGTCCGTATAGTCCCCAAAGAACTTTACATTTTTCATATACCGTCTCATTCTTGGAGACATCAGACACTTCACCATACCACCCTGCTGAATCATCGCTGACGAATTCGCACCGGGAACATTATTTCGTGCAAGGCGTTCCTCACATTCCAGCACAGCCTCAATCAGAGCAGCCTCACGTTTCGCAACAGTGCTGCCATCATAAGTAACCGCGTGGATACCATCCGTTTCCGAAATCCCAATCGCTTCATGATTAGCAGTCACAGCGTCCACTGCAACAGCCTGCAACACGTAATCCGTAGAATCAGTTAAGTTCGCAGCTGTATATGTCCCAATCGGCAGCTGCATGCCTATGCTATCAAAATCCCCTGAAACGCTCACGGTTAAAACAGCCGTTCCACTATCAGAAATCGTTATCTGTCGTCCCGCCCCGATAGATCCCAACGCAGTCGTATCCGCAGTAACCAATCCCTTGAACAAAATATAATTCTGTCCAGCGATAGAAGCTAACGTCCATTTCTTACCAGTTTGTGCTGTCCAAGTTGCAGCATCCGTATACGTCACGTATGTAGCGACATTAAAATCATACGCAGCAACCGCATCCGCAGCAGCATTCGTCCCAAGACCATACAGCAACACTTCGTCAACACGTTTCGCAATCGCACGCGACAGGTCGCGACGCAAAAACATTTCAATCGACTCGTGAGACTGCACAAGCAGCTGCTTCGTAATTCGTAAATATGTTCGGCATTGTCGGGGGGTCAATGTAATCTGACGGAAAGACGCTTCGTCTTCAGGTGCAGCAGTCGTTTCACCTGTCCAGCCAGCTTCCACACGTTCATCCTGTCCGGGTATCGCAACATTCCCCTGCAAACCAGAAAGCACCGTCACATTCTCCGATGCCCAGTTCAACTCAAGGAAAATATCAATAATACTCTGTAGTTCGTCATCAACCGTATACCCGCCAGCCGTATTTGTCCCCGCCAACAAAGCGCGCTGAGAATCTGGCAACCCCTCTGGAATTGCTCGGTGCGTCGCGATGTCATCAGGAATAAGTATTCCCGCGACATCGCGTTTATCAATCTTTTGTGCCTCGCTGGAAAGGTCTTTCTCAAAAGCAGCATCTTTCTGATACTCAGAATTATCAGGAAAAGCCAATGCACGCATCGCACGGGTAAGGCTATACGCCTCTAAATTCCGTTCGGAAAGTCCTAAGTAAGCCATGTCATTCCTCCTTACTTGTTTAATCGTGCAATACGTTTAGACGGTTTTCGTCAAATGACAGAAACTCTGTGCATGCCGTGCTGCAAGGTCGCACATTTGACCGATTGTGAACCTACCAATACCCTCTTTATCCTTGCTATAAGGGTTATACATCACATCAAGTCCACCCCAGCAACCAAGAATCATTTCACTCCAGTTAGCAAGATAAGCCGTTTCCGCTGCACACTGCGTCGTTACATACGCATCATAATCAATCATTTGATTCTTGCGCCAGATCGGGCGAGAAGTCCCCGAACCCAGTTCTGCAGTTTTCCGTCCATACCGACGAACCTTCGGATCAGCAACCCATGCAAGCCGTCCCATCAGAGCATCGTCATTCGCAAGTTGCTCCTCAACTTCCAACACAGAATCATAGTCAAATTGCGTTTCATCAGACGAGTCAGCCGGCCACTTCACACTGTTCAATTTCGTTCCCAACGAATTAATACCTGTAGGCTGATTGTTACTACCACTCCCAGTCAGAATTGCTTGATCCATCACTTTCGCGACAGCTCGCGCAAGGTCTCTGCGAACAAAGTTCTCAACAGATATGCTGGATTGGTGCAGCAGCGTCGTAGACACTTCTGTCCAAGCGCGCAAATGCTTCGGTCTCATCGTAATAGTTTCAAAAGTAGGATTTTGCTCAGTAGCAGCCTGGGTTTCACCAACAAACTGCGCAACAGCACGCGCATCTTGGCGAGGAAATGTGATATTCCCTTGCAGGTCATCCATCCGCGTCACCAACTGCGTCGCAATCGTATACTCAAGCAGAATATCGATAAAAGAATCAGCAAGCAGCTCATCATCAATCGTATGCCCGCCAGCAGCGGGAGTCCCAGCTTCCAGTATCCGATGTGCTAAATACAGCGACCGATTCCCAGTATAAAGCCCGTGATCAGAAAAAATCTGCTGCGGAATCGGTGTTCCTTCCGTCTGAATCCCCAGTTTTGTCCGCAGTGCAGTTTCTTCTTCACAAATCTCAAGCTCTTTTCCACCGCGTTTAGTCGTTTTACCATTCGCAAGACAGTAAAGTAAATCAGAAAGTCGGAAATTCGCTTGGTCTTTCGGGTCAAGAGTAATTCGCTCAGGAATACGACGCTCAGCCATCGCAAGCTCTTTCACCCGTTTCTGCTTCTCTAAAATCCGTTCCTGGAACACCTCAATAGAGCAGTTCGGATCAATAATCGCTTCAATCGCCATATCGCGTTCCCCGTGTTCCGCCCCAATCTCTAAAATACGTGTAGACCGCTGTAATTCCTCATCAGCACCTTCAGGATCACCGCCTTCCTCACCTTCGCGTTCCCCCTCTGGTGATGGTTCAGATCCCCCAGGATTACCACCGCGTCCTGCAGATTCAGGTGGCGGATCAGCATTCGGTTCACCACCCCGTTCACCTGTTGGCGGAGTTCCTTCAGATTCTTTTTCTGGTTCAGGTTCTGCACTGCGAGATTGTTCATTCGCGATTACAGCCTCCAGCTGTTCCATCGTCCAATCATTCTCAATCGCACGAGTTCCCAGCTCAGGCAGTCCCACTTCCTTTGCTCTTTTCAAAAGTTCTTTTGGATCCATATCGGTTTCCTCTCTATTTTCTCCTTCAGGAACAGGTGGCGAATTTCCACCACCTGAATCTTCGGGTTTTGGTTGTAAAGGGTTCAAATAACCATCGCGGACAGATGCTCCAGGATCTGCCGCGTATGCCACAATAGAAATTTCGAACGGTTCCCATTCCTTGATTATGTAAAGCGGATCTTTTGGGTTCGTTTCGTCAATTTCATACTTCAAAATTCGGTAACCATTAGAGATCTGCCCAAGAATTTTATCGAGAATATCTTGATAAACTTCCTCACCTCTCGCACTTTTAGAAAATCGCAGGACAGCCCTTGCTTCTTCTGTGCCAACCTCAGCAGACTCTACAGTCCCAACAACTTGATCGCGGTTATGATTCATAAGCACAGGGGCATAAGGCATCTTCAGACGGTTAAGTCTACAACCGCTAACATCCAATTTCTCACGTCCCCACCACTGCCGATACTCCGCTCCCGCAGAAAACACCACCTCTACAGTACGATCGTCGTTTTCTGTTATATCGTCAGCACGGATCGCCATAGGCGTTTCAATCAGAAGCCTGTTCTCTATCGCATAATCAAGCGCAGCTATGCCTCCTTCACGTACAACATGAGCAGGTATAGCATTACCTGCCCGAATTGCGCTTCTTGGAATTCGGTGTTTCTTCATCGTCTTCTCCTGTATCAACTTGTTGTATGCGACTCGTCATCGCGTCACGGATAAATTCCTCTGGGATACCCAACTCAATCATTTGCTGGTAGTCCTCAGCCCACTGCGTCCACACCTCAATCGGGTCACCGCCAAGTTCACGGATCACAGCCGACGGGGAAGTCAAAAACATTCGGATTTTCTCAGTATTCGCGATCGCCTCCGTCTTCGGATCAACCCAATCCCAGCGGCGACCCGTCCACGACACCTGCAGACACTTTTTCAAATCCATCAACGTCAACGTCCGCCTGCCAACCCGGATATTTCCATTTCGCAACTGGATAGGCAACCAACGACGGTAAACCTTCCACATAAATTTGCGGATATACCACTCCTGCATCACCTTCCAGTTCTCGCGAGTATTCAAAGACGACTGACGCAGAGACGAAAAATTGACATCACCGAAGTCATTAGCGAGGTCGTGGTATCCAACCCCCATGCCCGTAGCCATCCCGCGAAGCATAGACCGCACAAACTCAGGATACTCATTGTCAGGATAAGCAGGATCCCAAGCGTCCAATTCCAACCCCGGCGGCAGCTCCGTAAAAGAACGTGGGTCAATCGTTATCTCCTCGTCAATCTCATCAGTCCCAGGCGGAGCAAACCCTTCACGCCATTTCAGAAATCCAGCCTTCGCAGCACCGACGCGTGCATTTTCAAGAGCAGCCTCCTCATACTTGTCAAGGCTATAGTTCCGATTCAAAGCAGCATGTGCAACAGGCAGCCCCCGTTTCTGTCCAGTTCGCTCCTTCACAAATCCATGAATAACGTCCTCCGCAGGAATCCTGTCATATCGGTGTGTCGCGTCGTCATAATAGTTATCGTTTGTGTGTTCTCCCGAAAATAGATAGGCTTTGGGCTTCATAGTCGCCCGATCAAATAAAATTCCGTTATATATTGCATCCTCCCGTGTATTCTGAAATTTCCGCGTCTCCACTGGGGAACATCGTTGACCGTCAAGCGTCTGCAGTCGTAATCCGAACTTACTTTTATCCTCATGCAACCTGCAAAAGAACTCACCGTCTGTCCCCAAGCTTGTGATCATCTCCTGCTGAATGTCCACAAAACTATCAACCTCCGCCAAATCGCAGTGCATTGAGTTTCCCCATTCCATCCATGCGTCCTCAATCGCTTCGTTCACATCTCTATCCAGCGCACCAGCCCTATTTCGCGACACCCCTTGAAATCGAATCCCGTTCTCACCAAGAATATTCTGTATAAGCTGCCGCAAAAAACCGCGACCATACTCATTGTTAATAAGCAGATCACGAGACCTTGCCACCAACGATCGCTGATTCCGAGCAATATAAAGCCGTGCAGGAGTAGAATACGTCTTCCACTTGGAAATTAACGTGTCCCGTGTATCCCCAAGTCCGAATCTCTCTGATTCTCTCGGCACATAATGCGAACTGCGACGAGAACCGCGCGGATACGTCTTGTCACCAGCATCCGGTAACACCTCGCGATTACGGTGTGATTCGTCATACTTTTTCACCAAACCGCTTTTACGGTTGGAAAAAAGCTGTGGTCGTTTGGATAAATTCATCTATTTTATTTTACGCGCACAGTGCCAAAAGCCGTGCCTTTCTCAAGTCGGACAGCCGTAGTATATTTCGCTTGCATCTGCAGCAGCTCAGGGATCGGAATCCGATCAAGTCGCCGCGTGCCAATCATATACGCAGACTGGTCGCTCGTAGCACGGTTAAGGATAGTGTCATTTATCGCATTCAGAATCCTCTCATTTTCAGAGAGTTCTTCAGTTGACATGGTTTTTCACCAAAAAATATATGGGTTTTTCGTAGGCACTGAGATAGGGATTCCCAGCATAATGTCTCAGGGGGAGACATTTTCGCCTTCATTTATTCTGTGATTATGTTATAATTATATTATATTGAAAATTTTAATGCAACACAATTTTTTCAAAAAGGATGTTCATGGAAAAAATAATAGAGATATTAACGAAGCTTCAAGAGATATTAACTAATTTTCCTTTGGTAATATCAACCTTATCAGCAACTGCAGCAATACTCGCAGCACTTATAGCCTTTTTACAAACAAGACTAAACGTGAGAGAAAGGACAAATATATTAAAATCAGAAATATTAAATATATTTTCAACAGAAATAGGTTTACAACTTTGGGCAAGCAAAGATATTTCACAAATTGGAATTACACCTAAGAGCATTTCCAAATTATTAGATACATGTCGTATCAAAAGAATATTGCCAAGATTCTTATGGAAACTACCATTTAACACATACATTTTTAGAAAATATCAGAAATACAAATGGTCTTCACTAATACACGGTGCATTAGCAGAATTAGCCAAAGAAGGTTATAGATTTGATGAGGCTTCTGCATTTTATAAAAATAACATAATGCAAAGTGTAATAAATCAATTATATAACATGGCAGGTAAGAACTCATAATGCTATCATTAACTGATCTTCAAGTCGGAATGAGATTCCGCTCAACGCAACCAGTATTCAGAGGGGATAATATAGAATTCCCCACAGGCTCAGAATTTGAAATCGTCCAATTAAAACAGAACTGGATAAAACTCAAATGTGACGTAGAACGACATCATACCTTTGTGTGC